GCTTCGTTCTGATTAGGAACCCAATCGTTGGTGATGACGTCGAGGATCTTGTTGTCGATGTCACGAACCAAAGCGGAGTGACCGATGTCAGTTTGCTTGCCACCGATATTGGCAAAAGCAGTAATTGGATTGACCTTCCAATCAAGACCAGCAGCCTTCAGCATCTGATCAGGAGTCAGGTCGTTCGAGACCTTCGTGCCGAGGCCATGCCACGGAGTTTCGCCTGCATAAGCCATCGAAGCTTTGCCGTCGAGAAATTCAATCATATGAGCCATAATATAGTTTCCTTTATCAATTTGGTATAACCATTCTACCAAAGAATGGCTTAATTGTACATGTTTATTTTTCGTTATTAATTAGATTAATTGCACCGATACCGAACACAGTCAAACCCAAAAGTCCTTGAAGTGCAAAAGTTGTAACGCTAGCATATTCAGGAATAAGGATCATAATAAACAGACCAAGAAACATCATCACATAGTTCATATTATATCTCCAAAGAACGTTCATAAGATTCGCGTTCGGCTTGCTCATCAAGCCATTGTTCATAACCTTCCCAAAAGGTCTCATCAAGTTCAAGCGTTTCCATCATAATCTCCTTAGCTTATTATTCATACTACCAAAGTTTTGATAAAATGTACATGCTTATTTTTAAAAAATTAGCCGTAATCTTCGTCCATATTGTCAAGCATACGAAGAATAATTGTTTCGAAGTCGTCATCAGGATGTAACCCAGTGTCGATTGACGCTTCGCTATACATCTCAGTCAGTTGTTCTTGGATTTCAATACCGTGAGTTCCTGAGATACCTTCGTAGACATATTCGAATGGATCGTCGAGGCTGAGGATGTAGGTGTATAAGTTCATCATAATATTTTTTCCTTCTTGATTATAGTTCCACCTTACATTGTTTTCGAAATAATGTACATGTTTTTGTCAAAAAAAATGCGACCGAAGCCGCATTTTCTTATCCGTACATTTGATGGTAAGATCGAACCAGATCCACCGCTTTCTCAAGATATCGTTGAGGTCGTTCCCTAAACACCTGTGCCTCGAGAGAATCGTCGACACCAATGATGATAACGATATCTTTCACTAAGATGCCTGTCATTTCCCATAACATGTATGCATAAAGACTGGTTTGTAGGAAGTAACCTTCGATCCAGTCCTTACGTTTGAGTTTAGATGAAGTCTTATAGTCGATGATCGACAGACGTCCGTCGTAGTCTGCTATGAGGTCGCATGAACCTGCTAGCTTGAGATGATCAGAGAACAGAGTACACTCGGTAGCTCGGATCATATCGACCTTGTCGTCAAGGATCATCTTGATCTGACGGAACATCATTACGTTATGAGGCATCGACGTATCGATGTCATGACCTAACACATAGTTCTCACACATGGTATGGATGTTAGTTCCGCGAGTGGCAGCTCGAGCCGAAACCCGAGCTGCTTCGTCCTCGCCGACTCTTTTCTTCCAAGCTTCAAGGGCAGATTTATCAGTCATCTTACCGAGAACGGTGGTGACAGACGGATATCTCTTTCCTTCTGGCGTCTCATAAAGACGTATTGGACCATCTATCCTTTGCAGTTCCGCAAAGTCGAGTAATTCATATTCGAATTGTTTACGGTTGAAGTCCGAGTTTTTGACGAGCAATTATATATTCCTTCACTAATTTCGATCGAACAATATCTTGTTCAAGAAAGTCAACATGTACAAAATCATTTAACTTACTGATGACTCGCATAAAGTCTTTTAGTCCATTACGTTCTTGTTCTTTTGTAAGGTCTGACTGACGGAAGTCGCCACAGAACAATACTCTACAACCTTTACCAATACGAGTAATAACCGAATCGAGTTCATGGAAAGTCATGTTGTTGACCTCATCCACAATCACATAACAGTTATTCATGGTGATGCCGCGAATAAACGATGTCGAGATAAACTCGATAGCATTCTTCTGTTTGAGGATCTCATAGGCATCTGAACGATCAAACAGTTCAGTACAGATAGCATAGTAAGGTGCCTCGTAAACTTTCATCTTCTCCTTCTGATTGCCCGGAAGGAAACCCATATCTCGTGTTGGTACTACTGATCTTACAATGTAAATCTTATTTTGTACACCTTTATTTGACATCAGTGCGTCAATAGATTTCGAAAGAGCGAGGAAGGTTTTACCGGTACCAGCCATACCATGTAACATCAGGTGTTTTCCGTCATCAAAAGCATCAAACGCAATACGCTGATTTTCTGTGAGTGGATTAATATTTTTTAAATTAAAATTTTGAGTCTTAAATGTCAGTCCTTCTTGAGTGTCACCATTCTGTCTGGCGATTCTTTTTTCTCTCTTCGTAAGTCTATGTTGTGGATCCACTGGCTATCCTTATTGTTTATTGCGAGCTTTGTTGACAGCATCTCGGATTTTGGTGGACTTGATATCTTTATTACCATGTTCCTGTCCGAGAGGAGAATGCGGGTTGGCGTTCCCAATCCTATTTAGTAAGTCGTTAAAGCCCGCGTCTGTTTTGTGTGTCACACCTGATATGCCTGATATGACACGTGGCGCACCGATAATTTCTTCGAACTCGGGATTTTCTTCGAGGAACTCGAGCTTTTGATTATATGTCAGAAACTCGTCAAAGGTTTCGCCTGTTTCTTTTATTCTAAATTCATATATGGGCATTAATAGTCTTCATCATCGATAAGAGTTAAGAGATTGCTTTTTGTTTTCGACCGAAGAGCTGATTGCAATCTCTTTTCTTTGAGTCGCTCGCGATGATCATATGCTGATTCATGACCTTCTTCAAAATCTTCTGAATACTTACGAAAACGCTTAACTAATTTGCTCATTTGGAATCAATCCTGGAAAAGCTGTGTTGACTGTATCGAGTGTAAGTCCTTCGACCTTCTTATCCTTAACAGCGATTAAGAGCTCTGCATCTTTTGGATAAAGAGATTCGAGAAGACCGATGAATAACATCTCGCGTTTTACTTTTGTAATTTCTGGACGATTTCCGTTCAGGTACAATGGTATCGTACGTGTTTCATGATAAAGTCGACCTTCTGTATCAAGCACTTCACTCGGCTTGTAAGGAGGTGCACCTTCTGGTAGTTGCCATCCAACGTTCGGATGGAAAGCCAGTTCGAGTATATATCGAAGGGCGTCGGAATCGTTCTGACGAAGTATGTTGACTTTGTCTTCGAGTGTGACAGCTTTCTTGACTGCGTCAAGAATCTCTGATATTGCTTGTGTTCTTTTCATATTAAAACTCGTTGATACTTTCTAAGAGGAGTTTGAGACGACGGTCGATGAAATAGTTGAAGAGCTTGTCTCTTCCTTTACCAGATTCCTGCTCGTACTGTACTATTACTTCGCTACGAATATTTTCTGGAATAAAGTTAAGATCGACCAACTGTTGATTGCGAAGATAGCCACGCAGCATCTTCTCGTCGCAGAAGTCTTTTGGATCCATGGTTAACCAGCTATCCAGTTTCTTCTGACTGATAGGCTTCTGTCTAGCACCGACAACGAACGTGTCATCAGCAGACAAGAAGTTAGGTACACCATCGCCGATATCACCGCGAATGATGTGTTCTTTGATGAACTTATCGACATCGTTTGTCTTACGCCATTTCTTCTGTACAGGATCGAACTGCTGTACATTCATGTATGACTGTAATTGAACGAAGTCTTTGTCACCAGAAAGAATGAGAATTTTCTCGTTGGTATTGCCGTATGTCTGTGCGAGAGTGCCGATAACGTCATCAGCTTCAGCGCCGTCAACACGAATCACACGATAAGGGAAAAACTCTTTAAGTTCATCGCGAACCTTGTTCATAGTCTCGAACACTGCAGTCCAATTGATTTCAGACTTCTCACGAGACTTACGACGATTGGCTTTGTAGTAAGGAAAGATTTGACGACGCCAGTTATTACCAGCATCGCACGCAATAATCATTTCGCCGAACTCGTTCTTGAACTTGACATTATATGACCGAATGGAATTCAGTATCATATGGCGAAGCAGATCTTCTTCAATCTCTGCGTTGGTGTGGTTTCCAAGCTGAACCATCAGGTTGGAGATCATGACCTGCGAAAGGTCCATAATAATCATTTCAATTTCTCACTCTTCATCTGGTAAGGTGTATGTGTACGCGATTGTACTATCTTCATTGTAACTAAACTCAAACATATTATCGGCTATTCGATGGAATGCATGTTCAAGGCTATACTGCCGATGGAGTAAAGCTTTGATTGATTCCATAATCATTGCTACATCTTTAACATATTTATCATCGTTGATGTCGATGCCATATGCGCCAAACATATTAATCATTTCTGGAATCATGTCATTCATAACACCAGCCACATGCTCTTTGCGAGTCTGCGTGACCTTATCTATGATTTCCTCAACATTTTGCGGAGGAACGTCATCTCTCTTAAATCCTGGAAACATGACTACATTGTCTGTCATTTAATTACCCTTAGTAGAATTGTATCTGTATTGATTCGACCATTTGGGATAGCCTTTGTTGTGGTCAGATCATCCATAAACTTACGCAATGATACTTTACCAGCACTTAACAATGCTTTGATGCTGGCGTCTGGCTTACGTAAGCCTTTGCTAATGGATGTTTCTGTATCATAACCAATCAATGTAGTACCTTTGACTTGAATGCCAGCTGGACCGACAGAGTCGTACCTCGCCAACTTCTTGTATTTGGTATTGTAAACCCACAATTGATTACAACCTACAATTTCTGATGGATGGACAGAGACAATCTTGAGTGAAGGCTCTTCCTTCTGGTATTTAAGGTTCTTCACCAGATCGATTGCAGACTTCGCTTTCTTCTCACGTGGTTTACGAACCTTTACTGCCTTCTTATTGTTGACATACCGATCGATGTCTGCAAAGAAGTTATTCCAAAAATTGATCCAGAATTTCAGACGCTTACCATATGCTTCTTGAACTTGATCGTCGTTCGATAGAATTTCTTCGAGCTGTGGTCGATAATATTCTGATACGATGTGCAAGATCTGTGCATTCAGCTCATTAGCTTGACAGTAAGAATACATTGAGAATTCTTTGCCGTCCATGACCAAGTCAATCTCTTCTTCGAGATTTGTGATAATCATTCGAGCCTTATCACGAACGCGAGCTTGAATATCGATGACAGGCTTTGGAGCATCATCTGCATTTTCTTCGATCAACTCTGATCCAAGCTTAATGAGATCTTTAACGCTGTTATTGAAATAATCCATATTGTTCTGCGGCAATTCATTACCATTCAAAAGAATACGAGCGACATTGCCAAGTGTCTTCGATATCCTCCACTTTGGAAGCTTACGAATCAAGGCAATGTCGCTCTTTGTGTAATTCTTCTTGATGTACTGAAAGAACCAGTCGCGTGACTGGTCGTCAGATGACATATAGTTATACCAATTGAGGGCGTTACTAAAACCAGAAATTACCACTGGTTCTGAACCATAAGCTTTGTCATCGATCGACTTGATAGCCGAGCGTGTGATTTGTTTGGGCTTTGGTTTTACCTTAATTGCCATGAGTACCTCTTATTGCAGTGTTGATATTATCAATCTACAACAGTTTCGATAAAATGTACATGTTTAATTTCACAAGTTAATTTTATAATTAAAATTTGGACCAGCTATCGGTGTGTATTGTTCAGCATTTGGCTGCCAATCAGGTGTGCCAACGGTTGGTTCCCATACCTTATCGATATGCTCCTTCTTGGTATATGACCACTTGCGAGGTGTTTCCATTGCAATCTCAAATCCATGATTTAAAAGTTGCTCGTGAATTGCATCATGCTCATACATCTCAACATCATCAAAGACAAAGACTGCTCCAACATCTGATCGATCTTTAAAGAATGCAATCTCAATGTCGAGTGCTTCGAGTGTGTGCGGTCCATCGAAGTGCACTATACTATACTTATTAACAATCGACTTATGCTCGGCATAGACAGGAACACCATCGCCATAGCGATTAAAGAATTCTGTATCTTCGAGATTGAAGAAGTAGAAGTTAACGTTGTTCTGTCGGCAATAGAGATACATGTTAATCATGCAGATGTCGCGCATCTCATTGGTATAATCGCAACGTCCTGCTTTAAAGATTTCGTCGCGATAATATTCAATGTTGCCATATGGATCGATACCAAAGACTGGCTTTTCTGTATGTTGATTGGTCTCGAGTAGACCATCGATAATATACTTAAGACCACCGCCA